CGGCTGTATCGAAGGATTTGATCCTTGGCTGGTAAGGCTAAGGTACCCACCTCTGTACGATTCTAGAACTGAATCGTACGGGACTCTTCTGGAGGTGGCCTACGTCTCTGCCTAGCAGAGGCGTATGCCAGAACTTCAGAAGTGCGGCGTATCCATCAACCGGGTCCTTCTTCTTCAAGGGGACCTGGACGAGACTCTTGGTTTCGAGTCTCTGTAGTGCAGGATTCCATCTATGGAAGTCCTGACCATTTTGATGAGTATGCCACCCTAGTGATCCACTATCCTGGCGAACGAGGGGAAGTTGCTTCCTAAGGCAACTTTCCACAAGCTCGCAAAGATGTGTGCTCATCGCGTAGAGCCCTCTCAACCAAGCATGGTTTGAGAGGGAGACGAGATGAGCAATGGCACTAGGTTCCCTTATAGAGGGTTTGGCTGGATAGTGTCGAACGTACAGAGGGGTTACATTGTACCCCTTCCATGCATCGACACCGCAACTCTCGCGGAAGTTTCCAACCGCGAAAGTTTTCTTAGTGTTGACCTTGAGGCCAACGCTATGTATCCAGACTGCCACCTGATGCGCGTGCTCGCTTGGTACGATGATGTCATCACCGTACACGCGAACACGCCTGGAGACACGCACTATGTTTCCGAAGGAAGGGTATAAGTTTGATCCTTCCAAGATCGCCGCTATCGCAAGACTTGCGAAAACGACGCTCTGAACCGGGAACGTAGTAGCGTTACCCATGCCGGCAAACTTCTTCATGTCATATCGGAGAGATCCGTCTTTGACACGAGGTGAGCGAGCACGAATCAGCCAAGATAAGAATCTTGGTCTAAATCCGAAAGTGAACTCCACTATCTTCACAGATAGCAGGTCACTAGCTGATTTAAGATCCATGGTCGCCCATCTGCCGGTACGAGATCCTTCCAAAGCAAGGTTCTGATTCTTGCTTTGGTCGGTCAACGCTAAGCAGTTGCGAAGCACCGAACAACAGGATATACTATCCCGTAGAACGGTGTTAAGCCCTTGCTGGACATACTGTCTAACAACGGGCTCAACAGTGATCGTCCGCTTCGAAGTATTAGACTTCGGAACGGTGATCAGCTTAGCGAGGTCTCCAGAGACACCGTATTCTTGACCAATAGATGGGTCATCTAGACCATGTTGCCCGAAAGCAACACAGTCCAGTCCGACTTCATCTAACAGGGGCGAATGCTCCAGTAACGCTTGCCATTTCTGGTTAAGCGTTAAGGTCTCGAATACAGCTCCTGGCCCGTGTTTACAGGGAAGCTCCCGTTCATCGAAAGTATCGAGGTTCGGAAGTATCGACCTGCAAACAGCAGAGAGTATGAAAAGTTGCTTCTCGCTGAGGTCAAACTCATCGAGACACGCCTGATCACACTCTCCAAACTCACGCCTGGCCTTCTGATCAAGAAGACTATCTCGATCAGAGTCAAGCACGAGTTTCTTAAAGAGACGTAATAATTCCCGCAGGCATTTTACAATGCCCACGGGGGCGTCTTCCTTAAGGAGGCCAGTATCAGTAGCGAAAACCTTGCAGAACATACCCGAAAAGATTCTCGGGATTGTTCCCCCTGGGGTCGTTGAAAACCCCCTTGGGCAGGCAAACTTGCCATCTGCGAGTCCTCGATCGAGGGCATCGCAAAGGGCAGGTAAGGCAACGGTTAGGAAGCCGTTACCTTCGTTTTCGTACCGCTTCTGAATCGTGATGACATCACGATCCAGGCCTTTCACATCAGGCTCTAACCTCTTGACGTCAGTCAAGAGGCTTAGAAGGAGTACAATCGGACTTTTCATCTCTTCCTCCTTGAGGTAGGAGATTCCGAGTCCTATGCACCGTCGAACCTAGACGGTGGCGCAGTCTACGAACGACCTTTCGATCGCTTCGCAGACGTCGCCACTCTCTTTTTGCCCTTGAAAGGAAGGTCAAGCTGGTTACCAGCATTGTGAGTAACAATGTCAGTAGCGCGCTTGCGTGGGTTACCAACTCGTGAAGAGTTTGTATCCACTTCACCAACCTGTGGGGCATCGAAGAGATCCTCGCCCATCACCGTTCGCAGGAAACGACGAGCGGCTGCTTCAATGAGTTCGTTACGCTCACGAATCAGCTTATCTTCGATTTCCTTGCGAGTGGGGAGCACATCAGAGAAAGCCATAGTGTTTCCTTTCGTAAGGAGGCATTGGGCCCCCTCTGAGTGATTCAGCCGTAGCGGGATTGCTACGACTGCATCTGGACGAGACGAATAGGCGTCACTTCGGTGTCGAAAATAAAGTCCCGCAAGGCTTCGACGAGGTCGACACAGTCGGCATCTGAAAAGCCAAACGAGGGTCTCGAAATCGACAACGAGACAGAAGCAGCTTGCTTCTGGACAAGGCCGCTGTAAGGATTGGTGGCATCCTTCGTCCACGTCAATTTGACGTAGTGACGGTTGCCATTCTTCCCGGGCGTATGGGTGATGATGGTAGAGAAACCACCACCACCCGTATCAACACGCTCGGTCCCATACCCATCTGTCCTCACAACAGCGAGGGTCAGCTGGGGAATGGGAGATGCAGCGGCGATAGTGACGGGATCGACAAGCATAGAACGACTCCTGGTAGTATGAGGTGATCATCTACGGAAGGATTCCGTAGAATCACTTGCGCCGACTCGCTAGAATCGCCGCAAGTATTGATTGCTGGTACAAGCTCAAGGAGCTTGGTTCCAGTATCGTTTTCACATCGTACGCACTGGTAACGTTCCTACGAATCTGTAGGATATAGTTCAACTTACTAGTATGAGACTTGTACCTTTGGGTCCAAGACTGACTAGTAACTGAGTTGATACGACGTTCCCAGTAATCGTCACTCCTCCAACTACGTGTGGTCGTGATTTCACCTTTCGTGATACCGGTGAAAACACCCCAGTTGATGAGCGACTTGTCTGTGTTAATTATGTCAATAGCTTCGACATAGTTACCCAGACCAGTAAACCAGTCAACTAGCCAACTCCAAGGGACAAGGTTATACAAGTCCGTTGGCATTGGGTTCACACCCAGTTTATGAAGAAGCAATTGCTTCTTAAAAACTGGTACGTTCACCTTCGGAAAGTCGAAAGTAGCATTGACTACCATCCGGTATTCATGCTGCCTCCGATGTTCAGTTTGCACACGAATCGCAAACTGTTCCGGAGATGGGTAGTCGTAGGAGAAGCCAGGAGTATCGGTCGTTTTTCCAGCATTCTTGCTGAAAGAACGGAACGTTGTTGGTTGGCCAGATCTTCTCATAAGGCGATTAACCTCACGAGAAGCACGAACTGGCTTTTCCAACAAGTCCATAACATCGCGGTAGATCTGCTTCCACCCGAAATGGTACGAAACGTACTGTCCGGGTATGTCCTTGGAACCGCTATTGAGATACTTTCTCAATACGGTTTGTTCTCCAAGAGGCAGCAAGTGGAAGGACTGATTAAAGTTCTCGAGCGCACGCTTCAACGATAGAATCGCGCGCGGGAGATCTTTAAGCTCCGCCACATTGCGAAACGCCGTATAACGGCGTGACATCGGAACTGTCTTCGCAAGCATCCCAAGTGCTTTCTTTTGCATTTGGGATTCAAGCTCGGCAATTTCCGACGTTCGCAGAGCATCCA